TTCCGGTCTCCTCCTCAATGACTTGAGCATCCTCCACAACGAGATTGCTGAACTCAAGGGGCTGCAAGGTCTTGAAGTAGATGTTCAGGCGGAGGTCGTTGTAGGATAGGATCTTGTTCAGTCCATCAAGGATCGTCTCCTGCATCGGCTTGATGACGATGTTCTCAAACAGGATAGAGGCCGTTTTTAGCTCCTCTGCGTTGTTTCCGAGACCTGTGTTGTCCTTGATACCCATCAGCATCGGTGAGGTGATGCGGTGGGCAACCATCAGCTTCTGCATCGCCTCGCTCGACAGGAACTGATATTGGTTGTGCGCATCGCTCAACATCACGGGATCGATGGTAGCAGCAAGCTCTTTGTTGTCGTTGAACGCCAAGATGAACTTGCCTGCGTTGGATGAGCCGCTGAACTTCTGCGCAATCTGCATCTCGATCTGCCTGCGCTCCTCCTCACTCGGTACTCCATTGTTGAAGTTGATGAGCATCGAAGGCGCAAGACCATTCTGAATGTTGTTGATGTGGAAGTTGGCTACCTCCTCCTCAAGCTCTGCATAAGGAAGTCCGCCTTGGTAGTCCACGGGCGAGTACGCATAAAACCCTGCACGGTAGGGCTTGATGTAAAGGATCTCAATTGCCTCTTGGCTAAAACCGAAGGCGGGGATGCGCTGCGGGGTCTCCCTGCGTTGAGCAACATCCGACCAATCTTTAGCGTAGTAGTAGGCTTCAATCTCCCCTTCTTCGCTTGGCTTTTCAGCACGAAGGCTCTCGATGGGGATATGCTCTACCTCGACAATGGTGTTGTGGTCACGGCTATAAATAACCTGAAGGGCGCATTGACCCATCATCTTGTAGTCGGCTACGATCTTCCGGATGCAGTCCTTGTGAAGGAGTCCCTTCATCGCTGCGTACTCCGCAGGCTTCTTTGCTGAATCCGTAGCGTCCAACCCCTCACCATAGATGAAGTCAACCACGCCATTGATCAGGGCGTTGTTGGTTGGTGATCCGTTGTATCGGTCAATTAAGTACTGAAAGTAGTCATTGTCATCACCGTATTCAACCCATTCCTTGCCCTGCACCTCCTTGATGGTAGGGGTGGTGTAGGAACTTAAGTTGACAACGTGGACTTTAGATGATGATGTAGTCGTTGTCGTAGCTTGTTTCTTCGGTGTAGACATTTTGATTGACCGTGAATTTGTCGAATTCGGTTTGTGAAGTTACGAAAACCCTATCTCGATAGATGAGGTTTCCTGCGTTAAAAACCTTCAAACCATAGAAGCGGTTGTTCACCAACGAGAACGTGCCTGTAAGGGTCATAAAACCATTCGCAGAGGCAGCAGTCACCGCAGGTGTTGCCGTTGTGTTTGTTGATTCGTCAATCAGTTGAATCGTGACGCTCGCAGGGTAGGAGCGTGGAATGATTGTAATTGATTGAGGCGAAGCTGATACTTGTAGAATATGCATCTCAACTAAATAACCTCGCCTTAAGTTTTTGTATAAAAAAAGAGGGGCTTTCGCCCCCCTTCTCCATCCAATATGCCCCACTCCGTTCAGTAGTGCAGCACAAATATACGTTAGGAATTCGTACCTGTGGTAATGTTTACCGTAGCAGTACAACCCGCAAAAGGATTGTTCTGAACTGCACCTTCGATGAAGTAGGCAGGAGCCTTCTCCTGACCTTCCAACGTCAAGGTGTAGCCTGACAGGTCACCCATAGCACCACCCGTTACAACGGTTCCACCCGTTACTTCAGCACCATACTGCATACCCATCAGGAAGCAGTTGCCATTGTAGTCCTCCACAAATACCTGTGGGCGACCGTAGGCCATCACCTTCAACTGCTTGTTGTCCTGCTTCGTGAGCTTGGTCAAGGTCAGGTTGAGGGTTTGGGTAAAGAAGGTAGTACCATTCTCACGGCTAACATTGAAAGCCTGCTCGAAAGATGAGTTGCCTTTCAAGTCATATTTGTAAACGGTGAAGGTTCCGCTGATGTCGGTGATTTCATCGTATGTTGCAGTCGCATCAGCGAAAGTAATTGCGCTGAAAGGAACGTCACCGAAGTCGGCAAAATATACCGCCCGCAGGCCACCCACCACGTTTTTACACGGAATCGCACGTCCAAGTTGTAAATCGCAAGCCATTTGTCTTTTGTTTATTTTGAATTAAAAAAGGGGGCGGGGCAGAACCCACACCCCCTCGTGGTTTAAACTATGACTCGGATTAAGAGTAGAGAACTACGTCAGTTCCGATACCGTACTGAACACCTGCGAAGAAACGCAAGATCACACGAATATTGTCGCTACCGTCAAGTTCCGACATGTCAAGGAGGCGACATTCGTTTCTCTCATTTCCCAAACCTGTGCCGAAAAACAGGTTGCTCGTTTGAGCAGCAACCATCTTGTTTGAAGGCAGACCGTTCACCATAGCGACACGGATTCCGTCAAAGTACAAGGGTTGGTCACCGTACCACATCGTGCCTTTGTTCTCAACACCATTAGCACCAAGACCTGAAGCACCGAAGCCGCCAAGCGCACGTACGTAGGCTTTAGCCACGTTCTGCGGTACGTAGATGGTCAAGTCCTCCTTGCCGTAAAGGGCGGCAGGAATAGCGTCTACAACCTTGCCAAGCTCGGTGATTACGTTTGCAGCCGTTACGGTCGTAGCCGTTACGTCAACAACGTCAGCGTCAGCAGTCATCAAAGAAAGGAATCCGCTGAATTCTCCGGCAGAGGCAGCGTTACCATTCCAAATGTTTTGCTCGATCTTTTGAGCAGTCTTGGCAGCTACGTGAGCGATCAAGAAGTCAGCAAACGAAGCAGGAATGCTATCGTAAGCAGAGAAGCCCATCTGACTACCGATCCAAGAATCGTAGTAGTCTTTCTTGCAGAGCTGAAGGTTAACTTGGAACGGCTCTACTTCGAGGACACGGTCAGTCAAAGTCAGGGTAGACGTAGCCGTGAAGTCGCAAGTTGCGTCTTTTACGATGTCGTCAGTACCTACCTTCTGAAGGGTGGTCTTGAAGTTTACGTTGGGAAGAATCTCAACGAGTCCCTTGTCAAGGGTATCTGCGCTCAAAAGAGCAGCAGAAATGTATTTTGAGGCAAAGATGCCCGCATAATTTGTGGTTATCGAGGTCGTCGTAGCCATTTGATTTTCAGTTAATTATGTTATTTGTTAAGACGTGCAAGGACTCGGTCAATCGACTTTGAAGGACGATTAAATTCAACCTTGTTGGCTTGCTTTGTTGCGGGCGTGTGCTTGATGGGTTTAGCGGCAGCTTGAGATGAGAACTCTTGCTTTGCAGCAGCCATCTCTTGCTTGTAGGCTTCCATCGCCTCTTTCATTTTTTTCATTTCGCTCTGAATCTCCTCAACAAGGGGAGCTACTGCTTCAGCGACTGCTACCTCGATAACGGCAACAACCTCTTGAGCAACTTCAGCAACGGCCTCTGAAGCAACCTCCTCGGCTACTGCAACGGCTTCTTCTGATTGCATCTCGATCTCAACTTCAACCGGAGCTTCGGCTTCTTTGATCTCGGCAATCATTCCTTCTTCCAAGATAACGAGGATGCGACCATCTTCGAGCTTGTGTTCGCCAACAGGAGCTGCAACACGATCTTCACCGCTAACGATGAATACCTCATTGCCTGCTTCAAAGGCTTCAGCCTCAAGAACGGCTCCGTTCTCAAGTGTCATAGTTGCAAACTTCACTTCACGTACGGAAGCGAGTTCAGCAAGGATTCGGTTCAGAATAGAATTTGCTTTCATATCTAACTAAATAAATTGGGTTGGGTTAATTGTTACATTTTTAAAGATCCTGCCATAGCGTGTTCGTGGCCTCCCATCGGGTGTTGATGGTCTGCCATTCTTCGCCACGGATGCGGACGCTTGTGCCTTGACCTACGAGAGATCCGATACCTTGAGCAGCAAGTGACCCATCGCAGCACTTGCGTGAGTAGGTGTTGTCCTTGCAAAGGCATCCCCTGTTGCCGCCTCTTGGTGAGGCTACGGGAAGGCGTTGTGGTCTGATCATCTTGATTGAGTTCTTTGGATGAAGAATATAATATCCCACACGAGGACGGCTCCGCCTACTGCCGTCAACTGCCAATAGTTGCCGTTGGTAATGAAGTCCTCGTCAACGTAGTATTGGAATACGTTGTGAAACGGATGCTCTACATCGTTGCCTCTTGGGAATGCGATTGTTGATGCCAAACGCTCGTAGGGAGTTCCATTGCCACCCTCAAGGCGCAACTCTCCGTAGGTTTGTTGAGCGTTTGCTGCGCTCGCTTTGAATACGATGGTGGCAATGTAGGTGTCGTTCTCCGATATGCCGTACACACGCCCTGTGGTGGGGTTGTACAAATCAGAAGGAGTATTCAAGTACGAGATGATGTTTGCTCCGTTGTTTGGCAAACGAGCAGGTACTCCATTTGCGAACGTGAGCTTGTTGCTTGAGGTGTACTGATTGTCATCCCAACGTACCCAACCAAGCCCCTGTGCGTTGCTTATGTTTAGGTTTACCCATTCACCATTGCGCACGATCCAATAGCCCGTCTCCGTTTGTACGATTGAGCCTTCTTCGATGGCGTAGGTCAGACGCTCCGCATCGCTGATGACATCGGTCTGAACTTTGATGGCGGTGTTCTTGCGTGTACTCATAGCTTGCCGAGTTCTTTCAGTTTAGATTCTGCCCATTGCTTACCTGAAAGGCCTCCCCACAAAAGGTAGGAGATGGTTCCGCAGGCTTGCGTGTCGTTCTCATCGTAGTACGTCTCGGCTCTTGATAGGTACGAGTACATCCGACCGATGGTCTCCACCGACAAAGCCTTGCCTTGTGCGAGCTGCTGACCACGAATCTTCCCTACTTCGGTAGCGCACTTGTTTCCGTTTTTCTCGTTTAGCTCGATGCCTCGCTTGGCATTGTTGCGTACTGCCTCCGGATAGTCGGCAAACGACTCAAGCTCTACCACACGACCATCCTTCTTGATGATGTTTGCGATTTGTGATAGGATGAGAGCCGCCTCTTGCTCCTCGATTTTGGCAAGCTCCTGCTTGCTGAAGTTCATCTTGTCAACGAAGTAGCCCTCGATGCTGAAGCCCTTGAACTCGCCATCTTTGACACGCTTCCAAATGCTCTCGTTGTCAATCTTCATTGAGACCATCCACGTACCGACAGGTAGGTCAAGGCCGTAGGCACGGCTCTTGTCAAGCGTATCGTCCTCGATGATCCACGATTCTACGATTGTAGTTCCGTCAACCTCGTAGTCGTGTTCGATGGTAGCGTTTCTTTGGTAGCCGTTCTTGAAGAACAGTTCCATTGCCTTGCGGATGGTGTCCTTTGAGAAGTACACATAGTACTCATTCTCGCCATCGGTTCGGTAGATGGGCTTGTCAGGAATCAAGG